ATTTTCAACAAAACGTTTAATATTAGGATATTGTTCTTTATTATTGAAGAACACAGTTAAAGCGTTTAGTCTTGATTTAACGTAGTTACCCGTATCGGTAACAAGTTCTGCGAGTTTCGTCATAGCGGGGCTAGACGTATTCAAAGCTTCTACAGTTTCCACACTAATAAAGTTATTGAGTGCCTGTAGATTTTCAATAGAAATATTTTGAGTAGTCATGACTGATTTATTTCCTTTTATTATAATTTATTTTACTGTATATACATGCTTGAAAAAGCATAGAATTCTAAAATAAAATCACTATATTTTGTAATTACAATTTTAGACGTCTAATTAATTTCATAGGAGATAACTAATGTCTTTCAAACCATCAATGGGATTTGGTGAAAATCTTCAACAATCTAAAGCACCTGAATTCCGCATCTGCTGTAATGTTGGCAGCATGTTCGATTTACCTAATGCCACTTTACTTAAAGGTAAATGGGGTAATACCTTTTTAAATGGTGGGTTATGGAATAGTACCGGTATCGTCGGTCCTAATAACTCTTTTAAATCAACCATCAGTAAACACTTTATGTTATCAATAATGGCTAACTATGGTTATAGTACCGCTATTACGATGGATACTGAAATCTCTGGTACTGGCCCTGGTCGTTATCAAGAATTAGCACAAGCTTTTGACGCGTTAGAAAACTATGACTTTACGAGCGGTGAAAGATGGATGTACACCACCAATGCAGAACGTTATGGCGATGAATTCTGGAGTGACGTAAAAGAATACCTAAACGGTAAAGTCTCTAAAGAAAATAAAAAAGCAAATACATTTACTACACCGTTTATGTGTAGTGATGGTGAATACTTTAAAGCGGTGATTCCGACTGCTGTTGAAATTGACTCTTTATCTCAATTAACGAGTAAAGCAGTTGAAGAAAAGATGGCTGGATTTGATGCTTCAGATAGTAAACGTAATATGGAAGATATGGCGAATGCTAAAGCTAAATCTAAAATCGTACGTGATATTCCGGTAGTGACTGCTTTATCGAATAGCTTTATTATTACTACTGCACATGTAGGTGAAAAGAAAGATTTAGATCCTTATTCACCGTCTATGAACAAGTTCCAATTACAAAAAGGAAATAGAACCGTTAAGTATATTCCTGAATCGTTCTTGTTCAACATGAATAACGTATATGAAATCAACGTCGCTAAACCTTTAATCAATCCAACTACTAAAGCACCAGAGTTTCCTAAAACACCTGGTGATGAATTTAGAGGTGATACCGATTTAATGGAATTAACCATTACCATCTTACGTGGTAAAGGTGGTAGTACGGGTTTAGTGTTCCCGTTACTCTGTTCACAGACCGAGGGTCTATTACCTAGCTTAAGTGATTTCTATTTTGTTAAGACTAACAAATACGGTATTGGCGGTAACGATAGAAGTTATTTTATCGATCTTTATCCTGATTGTAGTTTATCAAGAACTACGGTAAGAAGTAAAATCGATAGTGATCCTAAACTTCGTCGTGCATTACGTTTACAAGCGGATTTATTACTAATGAATCTTGTACACAAAACGAACAGTGATTTCCCTACTGAACGTATCTGTACACCTGATGTACTTTATAAAGATATTAAAGAAATGGGATATGATTGGGATGAACTTTTAGATACGGTTAACGAATGGCATTTCCGTGAAGAAGCTCAAACGAAACCAACTCTCACTATTTATGATTTATTAAATATGAGAGCTGGCGTTTATAAACCATATTGGCAAACTGAGGAATGGAAGAAAACCAAACCTGTTGCCATGGAACCGTAATAAGTTAAACATAGACAGCATCTTTAAAGATGCTGTCTATATGTCAGTCTATTATGTATTTATTACATTTTTTTTACAAACTTAATTTAACTTATAAAAGAGGAATGCAACTATGCCTACGATCAAAGATGTAGTCTATAAAATTATAAAGAAAAAAGATAAGGCTTTGGCTGCTTACTATTACGAATTTAAACCTAAGGAAGATCCTAATATCAAAGGGTATCGTGTTCACGAAATTTTCGATCGTGAAGTAGATTTTTGGATAAATGAATTAACTATTTTACCGATAGACAGTAAAACATTAGAAAACGCTGTTTACGATTTACACGTAAAAACCGGGTTAGGTTTATTTTTCGATGTGTTCGAGAATACTGTATTACCTCTTTTATTGAAACATTGGAAATTTGAAGAAGGATAATAACATGTATTTACTCATCGCGGGCGATGAAAAGTATAAATTATATACAGAAGTGGTACGCCGCGTAAAAAAGATTTTAGAAGACGTCGATCTTAAAACAGTGACTATTTTGGAATGTGGGGATGAAAAGTTTGATAAACTCGTTAGACAGCTAGCTGTAGAACTTGGTGTAAAAACAATTCAATACAAGATCGACTGGGATAAATATGGAAAGCAAGCAGCCTATAAGCGAAATCAGTCAGTCACTTTAAAAGCAACGAATGCCATCTTTTTCTGGAAAGGTGATAAAACTGATAATATAAAAACACTTATAAATGCTTGTGAAGAAAATAATGTAAAAACAAGAGTAATCAAGGTGGTTATAGATGAGTGTGAAGGAAAAGATAATAAAGCACATAAGCAGCAGGCTAAATGATTTATTACCTGGCACCAAAACTGTAGACGCTTATGCTAACGCAATTAATAAAATGTCAGATAAAGAATTAGAAGCATTTATTTTAGCGTTAGAAAATGGTGTTTCCGATAATCCCGATCCACGTAAACCTATGGCGTTGATTTCATTGATCGCGCCTAATTTGGTTAAAGGTCCTCAGTTAGATGTAGACCGTAATTTAAAACTCGCTGAAAAGATGGGTTATAACTTTTTTGAACAATTATGGTTAACTGATCCAACAACAGGATTAACGACTTTAACGAATAAAAAATATCTCTGCATGCACCTACCTGTAAGACGTCAAGCACAAACGTTAGATCACAAAATCTCAGTAGCGGCTGATGATACTAAAGTCGATGACTTAACTGGTCAAGTAACAGGTGAATCTAAAGGTAGTGGTATTTCTTATCCAGAGATTCAGATGTTAGAAGCACAAGGTTTACCTAATACGATCAATGAATTAATCAGAGCACGTGGGGGTGACGAAGAAGCTTGGCGTATCATGAAACGTCAAATCATCGAATCTGGTGAATTTAACAATGAAGTATTAGATAACGTTGATACGAGAGCAAAAGTCAATAAAACATTGCACCATATCCTTTCGGGTATGCATATTCGTAATAACGTCTAATGATTAAATGGAGATTTAAAAAGTGCGTAATACCGATTCCCCGTATATCACCTATACCACAATGAATGGTGTAGTAAGAAATGAACAAAATGCTAATCGTGAGCCAGTGCAGATTCCATATATGGCTCGTTCTTTATTTGCTGAGCAACTCGATATCATTATCAAACGTCATTTAGCTGAACTGAGTATTGCTCGAGATAATATCGATATCGAAAGCAGTCAACGTAGTGTACTTGATAGCTATATCAGAAATGCTAAAGACTTTGTGAACACATGGTCTAATAGTTTTCTGGTTACCGCTATGTTAAACGCAGAACAGTTAAAAGATTTATGGGCTGAAATCAGAGAAAAGAATAACCACACGATTTCGTTTATTTTTAAAGTATTAAACGAATTAAAAATGTTATATCCGCCTAAAGAATTTCAAGAGTTAGTGACACTTATCTCGAGTTCTTTTACTGTCTTTTATAAAGCACCGGATGTAACTGATCTCGTTATGGATAAAGAAGCGGCATCTAAGTTTATTACTCAAGATCAGCTATTTAATATCTTAATGGAAGATCAATGGCTTATTGTTTTCTTAGGGATCACTTTATTGGATTTTATTCATGATTAATGCAACAGAAATAAAACGTATTTTAATCAGTCTAGACGATATCATGGATATGCGTTTAGGATTGATTAAAACGTTGAATGAAGAAGTATTTGAAAAGATACTCAGTAAAGATGTGATGCAATATATCACTCGTGTTAATGATGATTATTGTGCTGAAGCTTTAGGTTGGCCTAAAGAAATGTGGTATGAAGCATATAGGAATAGAAACATTGATGTAATGAAGAACAGTGTTGTTAACCATGTTCCAAACATTGTCACAAACATTATTCTAGAATACCTTGGTTCTAATGAAGAAGCAATAGGAAGTATTGTTTTTGAATTAGAAGTCAATACGTTTCCGTATCAACTTAATCATGATGAGAAAGAAGCGTTACGTGATGTACTTACAGAGATGTTTCCTATCATCGAACAGATATCCCTAGTAGAGGTAGATCTAAACAATCTAGCCCCTACTATGATAAAAGGTAAGTATTTTATTGTTGGTATTTATGATTTTTACAACTGGACAACCACACACGCAGAAGAACTAAAGAAAATCATTATGCCTTTAGTTACGATTATTGCACCACGGTTTGTAAAGGATGAGTTTGGTTATTTGAATAAGAAATTAAATGATCTAGATAGTAATGAGAAAACCATACTACAAATGGACCCATTTAAACTTATTGAAACAACACTGGCTCATAAGTTCAGACTTATGTTTGCACCGGCATGTGATTATGCTCCAGTGTTTATCCCACCAATAAAGAATCCTAATAAAGACGCTACTGATCTTGATGATCAATCTGGCCCGTCCTTATTTGGTACTCACGAAAGTTCTCTATCCGATCTCCTATCTCAGTTTCTCCAGCAATCAGCTGTTTCACAGGGAGAACAGACGGGTCAGGAATGATAGGGGTATTTTCTCTATCAATCTCTTTACCACGATCTTTCGCAGATTTAAGAATAAGAGCAGCGATAGCCGCATTCTGTGCGTCGTTGCTTTGTTCTTCTTGTTTAAGTTTCTTAAGCGTTAAAGATTGTTTCTCTATCGCATCAATTGTTCTCAAATAGTTAGCTTGTCTATCAGGGTCAAGCGTCGCTAACCCTTCCGGACTTCCAACCGCATCTTCCATTGCTTTCATAAAGCTGAGTCGTTTAGACTGAGCAAACCTTAAATAATCTTCTTGTGAATATTCAGGCACTCCTTCATTAAACTCGTATTTAGCTAAGTTTTGTTCATGTTCCGACATTGGTAAAATTCTCTTTAAGTTAAAAATTACATTTAAGTTATACACTTATATTATCTATTTGAATATTATTATAATTTATTATAGTAATATATGCATTAACTATTAATAGGAGTTTTTAATGTTTAATGTATTAAAGTCTATGTTTAATGGGCTATTTTGGAATATTCATTATAATCGTTTCTTAGACGACTATGATGAAGATAATTTTCAACAGCATTACAAAGAACTCAATTTCTTTAAAAGTATAGAATGGTTAATCAAACATATACCTGAAAAGAAATACAGTTCCTATTATAATGCAAATATCCACATACCAACCTATTACGAAAACTTTATAGCGTGGTTTAACTCAGCTAAACAGTTAAGGGAGAGTATGGAACTTCAGGATTTAAGGATCAATCAAGCGTTACCCGATAAGGTAATAGCGTTGAGTGCTTTCTTAGAAACTGATGACGGTAAATCAATCGAGTATGGTTCTGCTATTGCTGTCGCAATGAATGAACTGACTTTGATTTACAATTGTCTTAGTAAACTAGAGAAGACTGCTCGAGATTTTTATTTAAGACAATATCGAGAAGTATATATAACAGGGTTATTCTTTTTATATACTTTAATCTTAGAACGCGGTAATTATTAATTAGGAGTTAAAATGATTGAACCGACTTCTGGAACAAATATTAAATACGTTCTCAGTGATAGTGAACGTAAAGTAGGAGAGTCCCGTAATCTATTAACCAGATTATGGCGTACAACTTTATACGATTTAAACATCGGCCCTAAAGTATTCGATGGTTATGTCAAACGTTATCTCAATGACCCTAACAGTGGTATCGGTGATAGTGTTAAAGACAAAAATAATCACCGTGGTAACTTGATGAAAGAATTAGGTAGTAATGAGATTTCATGGCGTGTCTTTGATAGAGCGTTACGTGTAATCGAAGCTGAAGAATTCGAACTAGTGTTACGATTAAAACGTAAAGACCGTATTACAGGTGAATATGTTTACACTGAACATACTGTCCTTAACCGTAACAGCATTCAGAGACAAGAACCGGTTGAAGATTTAGCTAATGCTAAAATTGTAAAAGGTTTTAGTAGCTCAGTAATGGACGCATTACCGAAAGCTGAAATCGAGTAATATCCTTTAGGATAATTTGATCAAATCATCTTAATAGTATTGATGTAGAGTATAGGAGCATATGCTCCTATACTCTACATCTTCTATGATTGTTTTTTTTTCAGGATTAATAGAAATGGCTAAGAACAAACAGAGTATAGCAAATAAAAAGAAATCGGGAGCGGGTGTAAAAACGAATAAAGCGCTTACGATTGTTGAACAAGGTCCTAATGACGGACAGGCGCGAAAGGATGGGTATGGTGCTGAGATATATGCCGATCCCACAAAATACAGTAACGTTATAGGTAAATACGCCGATGACTTATTCGCAAGTTATAGCGGGATGAATATTTCATTAGGTAAAGATATCGCTAATTTAGCTAATTTACCAGTATTAAATAAAATAGCACAAATTGTTAAAGACTACAATCCTGTTAGTTTATTAGGTCGTATCGAAGAAAATGTTTTAGGTGGTGTAAGTTTACGTTCTGTTTACGATAAAGGCATGAACATGTATAAGAACGGTAAACAGATTTACGAAGACTTTAAGAAAGATACTGTAGGTGCTTTAGAAAAATACGGTAAACATTTAAACCTAGCTGGTCTTAACGTAGGCGAAATGGTGCGTACTGGTAGAGCAACTTATCAAGATGTACGTAAAATCCAAAACATTGTTAAGAATAATGACTGGGGTAGTTTAGCCGGTATCATGAAAGGTCTTAACAGTATCGGTAATACCGCATTAAGTAATCACCTTAAAGGTATCGTTGATATTCAGGCTCATACCGCTTTCTTAGGTAAAGCCATGCGTGATGCACACGAGTTAGGATTATTCTCTAATAAAGAATTTACACAAAACTTCAAACAAGCATTTAATGAATTAAATACTCGTAATGCAGGTAATCAGATTGTGTCAACACTTTATTATAATTCAGCTCAAAATTCTGATATTGGTAGTATGGAAAATATCGTGAGTTGGTTAGGTGGTAAACAAGTTTTATCTAACAATCCTTTAGCAGTAGAAACCACATTAGATAACTTTAGTCTATTAAAAGGTTATACTGAAAAAGATGCTTATGAAATGAGAAAGCGTTTATTAGCATTACTTGAATCAGTGAACCCTAACTGGTATAAAGATTATCTAGGCACAGAAGAAGTAACCCATTTAGGTGCATTCCAAAAAATGAGTGATGATTCTAAAATGTTATTATCTTTAGAAGTACCGGGTGAAATCAATTTTAAAACTGAAGTCATGTTATCAGGATGGTATAATCCTAGAAATATTAAATCTATCGTATTACGTGATTTTAAAGATTTTAGTTTTGAAGAACAATAATGAGCATATATCCCACACCTTAATCGGTGTGGGGTATATGTTTGACTTTATTTAAGGTTAGATAACAAA